ACTAGCCCGATTGCGTTCTCCAAGTCGGCCTTGTTATCGATAGGGAATTTATCGGTGCCGGGAAAGTGGTATTTCGCATTGCGCCGCTTTTCCGCGGACATGGCTTTCCCCTCCGCCAGGTTATCGAGCGCGTCGAACAACTCAGCGAGACGATCCAGCGCTTTCTCCTCCTCGGATTCATCGCCGAACGCTTTGCCAGCAAGCTGGAACAAGCTACCAGCCTCCAGGGGAAGTGGAGTGACGGAAACCTCGGCGAAGTCGGCTTCGTGAACGCGCACGCCGTGTGGGGTCATCTTGCGCTTGAAGATGCCGCCAATGGAGAAGCCCTTGATGGTCCCCGACTTGACCTTGTTGTATACGTCCTCCGCCCAGCTTCCGGGGGCGGGAGTATCCAGCGCGGCGCGGACGAACAGCCCTTTGCCGTCGAGCTTGACCTCCTCTACCGTCCCCAGCGCCTTATCGTACTGGTGGTGGTAGAGCAAGACCGGGTTCTCGCGGAAGTATTTGTCGAGGCCCTTCTCAAAAACGCCCGGCAAGAACGCCTCGTCCTTGCGGTCCAAGCCCAAGGTCGCCGCGTAGCCTTCAATCCGCAGCTTGCCGTCAGTGGGCGCCTCGGCGACAACTGCTTTGCCGTCAAGAGTGAATCCCAGCTCGAATGGTGCGGACTCCTTCACGCTCCGCAGTGTAGCGCAACGCGGCGCTCAGTTCACTGCACGAACCCAGCGGTCGCCGCAGGCCACAAGTGAACGGCGTCGCAGACGACACACACTTTCAGCGGATCGGAGTTGTCGCGCGGTGGGGTGCCGGAGGCGGGAGCAGTATCTGGCGGCAGAGGCGCCATGATTTGTGCGCGACGGCGGCATTCAGCGCGCGGTACTTGTTTCCTTACTTTAACGCCGGGGACTGCCTTATTCGGGAAGTCCATGACAACGCCGCGATCCGCGTGGGCATCCTTGACGGCGCGGCCGCCGAGGGCGATAGCGTCCTTGCCAAGCTGATCGACAACGGCGGAATCGGGAGAAGGCGTGACGGGCCACTCGTAAGTCGGGTCGTCTGGGTTGCCCCACTCCGGTTTCCACTCCGTTGTCGCCACTCACCCCTCCTTTCCCACGTCGGTTACATGGACCAGCAGGGATTCGAACCCTGGACCTCCTGCGTGCAAAGCAGGCGCTCTGCCAACTGAGCTACAAGCCCAAAGCCAGTCTATCGCAGGCGTCAATGGAGCGTGGAACTCCGCCGCATGGATTCGAACCACGATGACCTGGATCAGAGCCAGGCAGGCTACCGTTACCTCACAGCGGAGTGGACCTGGCCGGAATCGAACCGGCGTCGTCGCGCCCGGCTGTTCTTCGTCCGGTCCACGACCTTGCCCTGGCAGGCCCAACGCCAGTGTATCGAGGATGTCAATCGAGCTGGTCGGATTCGAACCGACGACCTCCCGGACCCAAACCGGGCGCGCTGTCCAGACTGCGCCACAGCCCAATGCCGCCCCCGAGAGTCGAACTCGGAACCTTCCGACCTTGAATCGGACGCCTCTGCCAGTTGGGCTAGAGCGGCAAGCAGTATCTTAGCGCCGCCCGGAAGGCCGGGTCAGCGCTTGGCGGGCTTGCCGCGGCGGTACGAATCGACCGAGACGCGGCGTTTGCCTTTGTTACTGCCGCGTGGGGAGCGGGAATGCTTCCGCACTCCAACTGCACTGCCCGAGCCGGACTTGCGGCGCCGCTTGGCGCGTCCGCGGGTCGCCATCAGGCAGCCGCCAGTCGTTCCAGCGGTCCCGGCGCAGACTCACTGCGCGGACGGAAACGTCCGGCGAAGCCCCACAGGGTGTCGAGGAATTCGATCACGAGGTCATCCTATCAGTAACTCCCAGCGAAGTCCTCGTCGTCGCCGTCATCCAGATCGGCCTCCGTTGCTTCCCACTCGCCAATCTCGGAATCCATCAGTCGGCCTGATCCCAGAGGCGCAGTAGTGTGGGGTCGCCCGGATCATCGTCATCGCCGGGAAGGTTACGAGATAGGGCGACCATTTTCGCGCCAAGCACAAGCGCCGGAGGCAGTTCGTCGTCGGTCATCCCCTCCTTCAGCGCGTAGCCGCCGATGTCGAAGTCAACTGTGACGTAGCCGTCCGGATCGTCATCTTCGGTGAGGGTGATGGTCATCGACGCGGTCATGGACCTTCGCGTTCCCCGCTCACTTGGCGGCCGCGCCCTGGCGCTGCGCGCGTTCGTCGAAGGTCGCCGTGTTGCTGGGGTCGGGCGCGCGGCCAGGCTCGCCGGGGAGCGGCTGATCCTTGACGCCGGAGGTATTGTTGTTTTCGCCGGGCAGATTGAGAACGAGGTTTTCAATCTCCTCGGCTTCGCTGGCTTTCGGGCCGGACATGACTTCAGCGAGGGGCTTCAGGTTGAACTGCTTGCGAACCTCCTTGACCAGGACGCCGGGCACCTTCGCGAATTCGCCCCCGAGCTTGAACTGGTCCTCGATGGGCATCTGATATTCGTAGTCGATTTTGAGCTGGAGGCCGAAGTCGGCGGTCAACTCCCGCGTCAGCAGTTTCTGGAGCGTGTCGAGGATCGGCCGCATCCGCTTGTTGTCGAAGTTCCGCCGTTCCTCGCCGGGGCCGGTGGTGGCGCTGGTGTCGATGGGCAGCCCCAGCATGACCTTCGGGACGCGGAACAGCGCCAAGATGCGGTCGCGCGACTGGTTCGACATGGCGCCGAACTCGGCCTTGACGGCGTCGGACTGGATCGGTTTGTACTGGAGGCCCCGACCCAATACCGCGACCTGGAACGCCTGGCGCGCGCCAGCGTAGATGCCCGCGAACTGCCGCCGCAACTTGGCGGCCGTGGACTCCGAAATCGCCTGCTCGGCCTCCAGGACGCCCTCCAGGCGAGCGCCGTTTTCGTAGTAGCTGGCCTTCGTGTCGGTGAGAGCAATCTCGCCATCGAAAACGCGCGGCCCCATCGCGATGATTCCGGCGCCGCGGTGAGAGTCGTGGGGGTTGGCGCCTTTCCAGTGGATGACCTTCTCGGGGGCGATCTGCACCGGCTCCTGGCCAGGCACTTTGTATTCGTAGCTCTTGATGAGTTCGCCCTTATCGCCGGGGATGACCTCGACGGACTGCGGCGGCAAACGCAGAAGCTGGAGGGGACGCCCGGCGCTGTCTTCGCCGCGCTTGTAGAGGAAACCGTCACCAGTGATGAAGCGGTCGATGACGAACAGTTCGATGACTTCCTCATAAGACTGGTAGCCGTTCGGTTCTTCGAGGAGCTGGACGAGCCAGGGGTCAGCGAGGCGGGAACCTTTCTCCGCGTCGGCGCGGGAGCGTGGGGCAACCTTGCCGTCGTAATCCTCTAGATGCCAGGCGGCGTGGGCGGCGGTCTCGGCGATGACGCCCATGCAGTCGGCGACCCAATCCATCGCTTTGTCGGTCCCCGAGGCGTAGGCTTCGAGCTGGCGCTTGGCGGATGCGGCGGCGAAGCGGGAGTTCGAGCGCCGATAGGTGGCGCCATATACATCTGGGGCGGAGTCGCGGGAGCCTGGGATAGCGGAAGTCCGGCCCGATGCGCTCAGGGCTTTCCCCTCGAATGAGAGTGAAGCGCGAACGGTATCCCAGAAGGCCATCAGCTCAGTCTAGCAGCGATGTGGGGTTGAGACGAGGAGAGCGAGCGGTGTCAAGAACGACCTGAGCGCGAACGGTGACATCGGCTCGCGGGCGGTGCGAGGAGCGAGAGGCCCCCGGCGTTGTAGGGTTGTGGGGGCGTCCAGTTTCTTCTTCTACCTCCGGTGATGGGCGTGTGCCTTCGGGGCCGCTGCTCCGCCCGCGGGGCTGCGCGAGGCCCCGAGCGTAGCACATTCGGTTTTCTTACGTCAAATCTGGCTCTATGGGGCCGTTTCCGGCGTTATTTGTGTTTTCGAAGAAAATCAAGGCTTTGGCCCTTTTACAGGCACGGATTTTGAAAATTCGAGGCCTTTGACCCTTTTCGCGTATAAGAAACCGAAAAAAGCGTGCGTGTAGAGGGCCAAAGCGCATGATATACTAGTTTTGAAATGAGCCAGCCGCGCCCACATAGCGAACAGATCACGGCCGCCCTCGGCACGGCTGACGCTGCGATGGCAGCGGCGCGGAAAACGCGCGCTCGCTATCGCGGTCGGAAGACGCCTGGGCGCGTCGATGCGCTCTGCGACGCTCGCGCTCGGTGCGAGGCGGCCGCCGAGCCGATGCGGTCGTGGCTCGGCATGGTCGCTTGGGGCGGAATCGCTTTGGAGGATGAGCTGGCGATGAAGAAAGCGATGGCCGACCTCCGCTATGAGCGGCGCCAGATCGCGAAGATGCTCTGATGGGCGAAGTTCTCGAAATCATCGCGGGCCTTGGCCTTCTGGGCGGTTTCCTTTCGATCTTCAAGCCTTCTCGGCACAAGCAGCCCTTCCGCTGGTGAAGAAGTTATCGAAGAAGCAGCAGCGCAAGCGCACGAAGAAGTTAGACCGCGCTTGGGCGGCTGAAACCCGGCGGCGCGCTAAAGATCGCGCCCTCGGCCGCGAGTACGACTGAGGCGACCCGCCGGGATCGAACCGGCATTTGCCAGGACCACAACCTGGAGCCATTTCCTATTCGGCCAGGGCCGCAAGGATGCGCCGGGGGATCGAACCCCAGCAGAGCCTACGGTCGCGGCTCCCTCCGGGCGCAACTACTCGCGCCCTGTTCGCATCCGGTGAAGTAGCGGGGGCGGGATTTGAACCCGCGTCTTCAGGTTATGGGCCTGACAAGGGGCTTGCGCCGTCCGAACTCCTCCACCCCGCTATAGGACAAGCATATCGCGCTCGTCAACCGCGGCCGCCGACAACCCCACGACCCTGTCAGCCGCTCGATCCCACGTCGCCCGGCTGGACTACTGGCACCAGCGATCTGTCAAGTTTTATCGCAACAAAACTTAGCAACTTGACACGTCTGATAGCGTAAACAAACTTCGCGCTATCACATTTGTCAAGCGTAAGCAAATGGATCGCTATCACATCTGTCAAGCGGCCTCCTTCGGGGCCGCATAGGCGCATATAGGGCTTTGGCCCTCCGACATTTTATTCTTGGACGGGTACAAGCCCCGCCCCCACAACCCCACGAACCTAAATTTTCGGGATTTACACTTGACAACTGGGCGGGGATATGGTAGCGCCGGGACGTGGGGTCACTTACTAAAGGTAAGTAGGTTCGAGGATGTGTGGGGTTGCG